ATGAGCTGTATCAATACTTCCTGCTGCATAATGTTCACTATCTATAGCATCATCAGCAATATGGGCATTGTCTATACTTCCATCTGCGTAATGTTCACTATCTATAGCATTGTCAGCGATATGTGCGTTATCTATACTTCCGTCTGTATAATGTTCACTATCAATAGCATTATCGGCTATCTTAGCACCAGTAATTGCATCTGCTGCTATATATCCACTTGCTATAGCTGTACCTTGCCATACTCCAGTTCCTATTGTACCTACAGTAACCAAATTAGCTGTTGATGTAATAGAAGCTTGTGTTCCACCTGTTACTGTTGCTGCTGTACCAGACGTATTACCTGTTACATTACCAGTTATATTACCTGTAAATGTTGAAGTAACACCTGTACTTGTTATCATTCCTGTACTTGGATTATAAGTTAATCCAGTATCTGTTTCAATACCTTGAGTGCCTGTTGCACCATCTATAAAAGTTGGATATACAGTTTCATCGGTTGAATTATTTGCTACTGCCGTTATACTTGTAGCTAAAGCTGCCGTTCCTGATATATTTCCTATAACGAAATCGAGTGTATTATCTCCATCATCGTATGTAACTGTAATATCTGTTTCAGTATTACTAGATACCATTGCACCGACTGTATCGGCTATAGTTTCAGCAAGTGTTACACCACCTAATGTAATAGCATCAGCTTCCATTGTGCCGTCAACATCTATATCACCTGAAAGATCTATATCGCCTGTTACTGTTAAAGTACTGCCGTCATAAGTTAATCCTGACTCAGCATCTAGTTCAGTAGTCGTGCTTCCTATAGTAACTAATTCATTCGCTGTAGCATTATTTAATGCTGTTATTGTTCCTAACGAAACAAAATCTATAGTATTATCTGCATCCTGATACGTAACAGTTATATTCGTTTCAGTATTTCCTGTTAACATAGCTCCTACAGTATCGGCTATATATTCAGCTAATGTAGTTCCATCTACAGTATAGGCATCCGCCTCCATTGTACCATCAATATCGGCACTTCCTGAAATATCTAAAGAAGCTGCATCTAGTTCTCCTCCAATAGTTAATAAACCACTAGAAGGATTATATGTTAATCCTGTGTCTGTCTCTGCTCCTTGCGTTCCAGTAGCTCCATCTACAAATACAGGATACGTAGTTTCGTCTGTACTGTTGTTTGCACTAACTGTAACGGATGTTGCTAAAGTTGCTGTAGTTGCTGTATCTGCATTACCTGTAACTGCTCCTGTTAATGGGCCTGCGAAGGCATCGGAGGTTACTGTACCATCAAAGAATGCATCTTTAAATTCTAGTGAGCTTGTACCTAAGTCTATATCGTTATCTGTTACTGGAACAAATGCTCCATCTTGTATTCTTACTTGTTCTACAGCAGAACTGGAAACTTGAACAAAGAATCCCCAACGATTATTTGTACTGTCTACAATTATCTTATTTAGAAGATCGAAATCACCTATTGTTGATACACCTCCACCTTGTCCAGCAGAGCCGTCATGTGTGTGTCCTGTAGCTGATGCACTAGATGAGCTGTGTGCGAATGCGTTTACTAATTGGTCAAATTCGTCATTAAAAAGAGCTGCCGTGATGGTGTCTCCATCTGAAAATGAACTTTGCCTCGTATAATTTTGTGCCATATTTATTGTCTCCCTGATGGAACGTAGTCTATATAAATTCCGTTAACTGTGTATGATGGATCTTGATTGTTGCTATAAATTCTAAAATAGTTGCTTGTTCCGCTTCCTTCAACTGCTTGTGTTGTTAAAGGATCTGCTGCTGCTCCAAAAACAAATTCACCTAACAAAGCTTCTCCAAACAATGCAGGTGCAAAAATACTTAAAGAATAATCGCTTGGTTGAGGAGTAGTAGAATCATCAAAATTATATCTTATTTGTAATTTTGTATCTATATCTCCTTCTGGAGTAATAGAAACTTTAACATATTTTAAAGTTTTTAAAGTTCCTAAATCTCCATAATCTATATCAGGAGTCTGATATTTTGCTAAAATATTAGTATCAACACCTGCTTCACTTACAAAATTATCTCCTGTATCATGATTCCATACTTTTCCGTTGTAGTCTCCGTGATAATATCTTTCAACTCCATCATAACTAAAACCTGAAGCTGCTGCAGAACTTGCATCAATTCTAAAAGTTTCTGACCATTGGAATTGTGCTACTCCTTCTTTTGATGTTTTAAGAGTTCCTATGACTCCTTTAGAAGCATCTCCTGTAGAAGAATCTCCATAATATAAGCGATACTGTGATTTGTCTCTTATAACAATAGTGCTTACAGCATAGTCTCCTATGTTGTCAGATATAACTTTTATAATTGGTTGAATAGCTCTGCTGACTATACCTATCTCAACGTCTCCAATTCTTGCTGTTCCTGCTAGTGTTCTTATTCCATCTGGTGCTAAGAATACTAAGTCACCACCAATTTCTTGAATACTTCTTCCGTCTAAACAACCTATATTTTGTGTAAGTGGCTGTACTGCTATAGAGGCTGAAATATTTATATTAACTAATTTATAGATACTATTTTTACAGAATATAATTAAGTCATCACGAAAACTTCTTAATCCTACTACTTGATCATCTAATACAATACTTCCTGATCCTGTAGTAGTAAAATCATCTATATCACTTGTTCCACTATAAAAAATAGTATTTGGTGCAGTTGCTGCTCCTGCTACAACTAAATGTTTGTCATGTATTGTGCAATACTTTGGATAATGTGTACCGCTTACTGTTATTTCTTTTGCATAGTAGGTTCTACTACTTAATGCAGAACCAGTACCTGTCATCTTGAAGTAGAATGGTTTTACTCCAGATCCTTCATCAGTAATAATAACTTCACCGTAAGTTGTATCACCTTCATAAGTTACTAGTTGTGATATAGTTTGTGAAGTTCTAGCTGAAGTACTACGGCCAGTAAAGGCTGTATAATCATCTCCGCCACTTGCAACACTTGCTCTATTTAATAATAACCAAGTTATTCCGTCTTGACTAAAATAAATATTAGTACCAGATGTTGCTATTACTCCATCTGCGTAGACATGTAATCCAGTTATATCATTATCTACATTAGGTCTTGCTGCACTTCCTCCTCCGAAAGCTGAAAAACCGTTAATTCTTCTATAACCACCAGCTATATCAACTTCAAAGTTTTGTAGAATGGTAGCAGAACCTGGAGTTTTAAATAGTTCAAAAGGACTCGAACTTCTGTCCAGTCCTCCTTGACAAGCCAGAGCAAATGGTTGCGAGTCGGTCATACTACCCTTACTCTATCGTCTGCTATATATTTTGGAGCTGGATTAAGAAGATTAGATCTCATTTGCCTTAAACCTTCTTTATAATCTTGTAAAGCAAAAGCAGCAGTCTGAGGATTATCCTTAAACTGATGCATATAATATCTAGCTCTTGCTAGTAAAACTGTTGTATACATATCTGGAAATACAATCGTATCTCCATGTGCGCTCAATGCTGTGGGTAAATCCCAAGCAAAGTACCAAGCTCTATAAACCTTCTTAGGTATTGGACTTAGACCAAATTTTCTTCCGTCTGTACTTCTAAAAACAACACTAGGTTCTCCCCAATTTTGAGAATCAGCATCGTCTACGTTCTCTGCCTCTCTGCGGAAATCTTTCCAGTCTTCGAGAGTTACAAAACGAAGATTTTTACTTATGTAGGGAGCAGATTCTCCACTAACACTAATAGTTGTTAAATAAAAGTCATCCCAATTAATAGCACTATAGTCTGTAGTTATTGCGCTAGAAGCTGGTTTTAGTTCGTACCAACGAGTTCCTGCTACTGTTTCGATATATACGTTTCCATATAAAGGATCAGTAGCTCCACTTTCTCCTGTAGCTAGAAAGGACCAACGAGGTTCAGCACTAACTATATCTTTATATGCTTTGTTCACACAATCTTTAACATGTTGTTGTATTCCTACAGCACTTGCAAATTTTGTAGAAGTTAATACTACCTCGTTTGATTCTCTTAATAACTCGTTTGATAATTGTAAAAAAGTTGTTGCCATTTGTTTTCTCTATTAATTAGGTCGTGCTTTGGGCATAGCTTTCTTAGTACAGAGCGCGCCACCATGTTTCATGCCATATCTTTTTGCTTTTTTATAAGCAGCTTTCCCTTCTTTTGTATAGGGATAATGTTTTTTCCCTAGTTTTGGCATTATGTTTTTTTCCTGTTAAAATCTTTCTTATTACCCCAAATTCTATCGTAGCCTTCGGAGTATAGTTCTTTGTTTTTTTTGCTATAAAACTTAGCTGATATGCCAAGTTTTCTATTGCCTTTCTTTTTATTCTTTAAAATTATAGGTTGTTGTTCTGTACCTATCTCTGACATATATTTTCATCCTGAATTAAGTACGGGGAAGGTGAATATAGAATTCCCTTCCCACATACCATTTTGCTTGCGCAACTATTGATATTAGTCAATTAAATAGAAAGCAGCACACAATGCTTCGCTACGAAGAACATCTGCACCATAAACGTGCAGTCCTCTAACGATGTCACCAAAACTGGAAGGATCACGAAGAACCTCAGTTTGTGTGATAGCTTGGGCTGTTGCTGCAGCACTAATATGTCCAGCAATAACTTTGCCTGTACAGTTAGAAACTGCAGCAATGTTATTGGATTTGTACATACTAAAACCACGTAGCTTTCCACTCGATACTAATCCGTTACGAAGTGAACCTTGTCCTGCGTTATAGTCTACTGACATAAGCTTAGAACCAGACCTCGACAACTCTTCATAAAAAGTTGGCGGTGCTACAAACCATCTTCCTTCTTCAGGAATATTTTGGTCATCTAGCAGTCTAGCCATTCTAGCCATTAAGTTCAAAGGATCAACACCAGTTCCATCAGATCCAAGCAAATCAACAGAGTTGGTTGCGTGAGTCATGGTAGAATCAGTAGTTGAACTATCAGAACCAATCACATGATCGGGTGATGATGTGGATGCTCCTGAGAACAGTTCAGCAATAACGCCTGCATCAAATGCATCTTTCAATGCATAAGCAGCAGAAGAGGATGCGACCTCTTTCCAGTTCACATGAGACATAGATTTCTCAATGTCATCAACTTTGAATTTGAAAGCGTTAGCTATATCAACAGTTAAGGTTTCTTCAACGTCTGTCAACTTCGTCTGCGTTACGTCAGCACCACGTTCATACTGATAAACAGTAATCGTTGGTTCTTTGACGATACGTACAGTATCTCCGAAAGCGGATATCTCACCAGAATAATCGGTGTTCGTAATTGCTTCTGCAACCGAGGCTTTTCTAAAAAAGTTAAGTACCTTCTTGGAATAAACCTTCGGCATGAAGAATGCATTAGTCTGTCCACTTACGGAGTTCGCAAAGTTGGCATCAGTATCAGTTGACGGCTCAAATAGAGCGTCTGATTGATTATAAGCCATTATAATTTACCTTTAATTGTTAAAGATTAATATTACAATCGTACTCTACCTTCTTCCATAGCTCGATCAATCTCGGATTCGAGACGATCAAACTCATCCATAGGTAAAGATGCGATCTCCTCTTGAGTCCATATTTTAGGCTGTCCTGTTGATTCTACTGTTGTAGTCTTTGTAGAAACCATATCAGCAGCCTTTGAGCTGGAACTCTTTGACTTACGAGTCTGTTTTTTCTGAGGAATCCCTAAATCTGTTTTAAACAAGTCAATTGCTCGACTTGCTAAACCAACATTATGAGGATTATTATAAACCCATGCTTGAATATCGTCTGGTTGTGTTTTAGCCCATTCGTGAAATTCATCACTATCTCGTATGTCTGCAAAATCAGGATGTTTATTCAACAATTCAGACTCTGCTTCTCTATGTAGGACTTCTGATTCTCTTGATTCTAAAGCTGAAATTTTAGAAGTTAATTCTTCAACTTGAGCTTCACCTTGCAAGTGTGAAACAGTTTCAACAACATCGTACACATCTGGATATCGAGCTTTAAATTGTTCAAGTTCTTCAATCGTTTTGGGAGCTACATACTCAGGTCTTGAAGCAGTTGCTTCAGTTATGAGTTCTTGCTCACGATTTCTCCACTTGCCAAGTTCGTTATCACGAAGTGTTTTCAAGTCATCGTACCTTTTCTTCCAGTTATGTTCTACTTTTTTATAAGGTGTAGCTTTTTTTGCTACTGGTTCACCTTCTTGTTGGTCGTCTACTTTTTCAGTAGGTGCAACAAATAAGCTATCAGCAGATTCAACTCCACCTGTAGGCATAACATCTGCCGTATGCCACGATTTTCTCGCATTATACGGATTAGGTTTGGATTCATTTTGTGCTTCTTCAGAAGCAACTTTCTTGTCAGTCATTTTACTCTCCTTCTTTTGGGCTTGCTCTTCTCCAAGGTCGCTTATTCCGAGAACGTCTTCATAATAAGTGCTTGCTTGATCAAGGTAGCATCAAAAGGTATTTACTTTTTAGATTTTATAGAGTGCTGCTTGACTATAGCAGGTCGCTCTACGATTAATTAGCGATTGAATAAGTTGAATCGAGGACTTTGAGATAACATAGCCTTTTTAAGTTCCTTATCTACCATAGAATCAGGAACTACTTCCTGTTCTTTTGGTTTGATAGCAACTCTCAAGTCTTCGTCTTTCTCTTCCTCTTCTTCAACATATCCTCCCGCTTGCATAACTCGTCTCTCTTCTTCTGCAATATCAGCAGTCAATTCGGCTTCATCCATCATACCTTGTAGGTTGTCTGGACCGATTTGGCCTGCTGCTTTAGAAGTCATAACGAATTCTCCATCCGATAACCTTGCGGGTATCGAATCGGAAACGGCTGATCCTGGACCTTCAACAAGTCCTGAACCTGCAAATTCAGATGCCGTTTGGATAACCTTATCAAAGATGAGACTTAATTGACCATCTTCGCCAAGTTTATCCAAAAGGTACTGTTCCTCTTCTGGCATTAATGCTTCGTTTATTACGAAGTCTATATAGTTATCTTCCATTTCTCCGTCTGGAATAGGTGCTTCTGAACGAAGTTCTTCGTTTTCTAGCATGATTGATTGTTCTTCTGGCATGATTTCACCCATTTGTTCGTTTATTGCAGGACCGCCTTCTTGATATTGTTGAAGAGGTTCTTGCACATTAGTTTTTCCACTACCATAGGCAGTAGGTTGAGGTTCGACAGAGCCTTCAACATTAGGAGTAACAAGTCCTGAAGTTTGTGATCTCATATCTGTAAGATGAGCGAAAGCATTACCTCCGCCTCCTGTTGGAGGATCTAAAACATCGGCTACCGCACCTAATACACCGCCTCCGCTAGGATAGCCTTGCCGTTTCTTGTCTGCTTTATATTGTGCTTTTCCAGCAGGTGTATATGGGTATTCTTTTTTACCTAATTTAGGCATTATCTTCTCCTCTGTTAAGTGCTTCAGCCACCAGTTCCTTGAGCTGCCCTAGGTGTACCAGAGAACTGATCCTCCCCTGGAAGCGGAACATTTCCTGTTCCGATGTTGCCACCACCATTCCCTGTAACTCCAGGTCCTTGCGGTTGTTCAGGTGTTCCTTGAGAGCCTCCCACAGTAGTCGGTTCTCCACCAACGGCTTGAGACTCATCGCCAGTTTCTTGTTGAGCATTTTGCATTCCTATAATTTGTGCCATAATAGCTGCTTCCTCTGGATCATTAAGTATCTCATCAGGATCAAGATCCAAGCTATAGGCAAGTTCACTTATTAATTTAGACATTTTAATAAAAGGAGCAACAGCAGGATTTTGTGCAGTTTGTAAGAACATAGTCAAACGTTGACTTCTTACTTCTTTCTGCATTAAACTGCTAGTACCCATTGCATTAATTTCTAAATCTCCTACTATTCCTAACTTAGCTTCCATGAATTGCATGTTCCATTGGAAGTATGCTTCTCCTAAAGGTCTAAGTAAGAAATCATCTAAATTCTTTACAACAGTTTTTATATTCAGGCTTGCTGCACCAAGCAACATTGACATACCTGATGCTGTTCTAGTCATACTTTGTACACCTGTTTGTCCATGTGAGTATGAAGGAATACCTGTTTGTTCATCTGCTAATTGTCTGAACCTGTCAAACATCATCATGTTTTCAGGAGCAGTATTCGGAAACTTTAAGCCATGAACAGCTTGACCTGGCATTCCTGCTTGTCTGCGGAATATTTTTCCAGGATATATTTCCATTGATTGACCACCAACAAGTGCAGATTCGTCTACATCAAAGACAAGAGATCCTGCTAAAGCTAGATTATCAATTGCCATTCTTGCATGACCATTCATAACTTTTTGAGAATCATCCATATTCTCAGCAACTCCTATACCAAAGAAGCTATATGGGTTTCGTTCATAAGGGAAAGAATGATAAGGTATTCTGTGTGGAGTAAAAGGATTTATAACAATACGAAGAAGTCTTCCGTTACATACCCAAGCATTAACTTGAACTTCGTCTAGTTCGTCAACTTCATCAGGAAGATCTACTTGTGCTTCTCTTAAATACTCAGCATCCATAATTCCCCAATATTCTAAAACTTCAAACTTATCAGGAGATTCAATATCGTTGCTGTCTTCTTTTAACTGAGAATCGTAATATTTACTTTCGTAGTTTGCACCCATCATTAAGCATTCACGAATTGCATCGCTATCGAAGTAAGGCATCTTACGTAATGCTCTAAGTTGGCTTTTATTTAGCTTATGCCTATGAAAAATATATTCACATTCTGCTATGTCTGTTGCTGAAGGATCTGGAAAGAAATCCCAAAGACTTACAAATTCTATTCTAGGAACTCTAACATCTATAGGAGCATAGGTTCTTTCACCATCTTCTCCTTCATCCCAACGATTTAAAGTTTTATTAAAATTAAAAGGTCCTTTGACTATCCCTGTGCCTAATAAAGCAGATTCAAAAAGAGCATTTCTTATTTCAGATGAACCATTTGACTCTTCTATTTGATCATGAATCAAGGCTTCCATACGTCTTGCTGATTCTTGTGCTGGCTTTACTTCTGGAATTTCAGGTATTGCTGAAGGGCCTATTGCTAGTCTATCTTTAGCTAGTTCTTCTATAAATTTTTCAGAAGTAAAAGTTGCTCCTGGTTTTAAAACTTTCCCATCTCCTGCATAACCAACATCAAAAGGATTAGCTTCGGGATTAAGTTCTTCTTCTTCTGCTACTAACTCAGGAGGAGTTGTTTCAATTCCTGGTGTAGGGTTCTGCAAATCTAAATGTAAAAATTCAGAAACTCCTTCGGGTACTTTTGTTTCTCTGACACCAATAGGAAAGACACCTGTACCAAAGATAACATCAACAAGTTGACCAAAAGCAGCTATGACTTTTGTTTTAGTAATCTTTACAAAGATCTTAGATTTTTCAGATTCTCTAAATTTAAGGCCTTTGTCATAAAGACCTCTATAATTTCTATACGCAGTTAACCAACGATACTCATTAGGTATCCTAGCATCTTCTGCATTTTTAAAACGAGATTGTATTATACCAACTAGATTTAATTTTTGGTCTTCTTCTAATACTAGTCTTTTTCCTTGCTCTCCTTCAATATCTTCAAAGATATTATCTGCGTTGTCTAGGATTGTATTAGTATTAGTTTTATTTTCTTCTTCTGCCATATTTATTAATATCCAAAATCAGGATCGACTGGTTTGTAAATTGATTCTTTTTTAAGTTCTCTAATTCGTTCAAGTGGGTTTGATGCGCGTGGTCTACTCATAATGAGATAGCGTAAAGCATCGTATGCATGGTCAGATGCATTCGTGTCTACGTCTTCGGGTTTTGTCTTACTTAGTGGAATACTCTGAAGTTCTCGAATCAAGTTAGGACATGTGTTTAATATTTGTAATTGAGGTCTCCCATTATTCCGAACTCTAAGGTATTCGTGTATTTGGATTTTACCCTGTATTCTATTTTTGTCTGCTCGTCTGAGCTTGTGGCCAAGTTGTTGAAGTGTCTCACCAACTGTAGGACCAGTTGTTCCTGTTCTTGCCCAAGCAGCCGTATCTAAGACTCCTTGTACAGAGAAAGGATCTTCTATCTCCATTTCTGTTATTATACGACCTAAATCGAGTCCTGTCAAGTTTTTTCTGTATAGTTCTCTATAAATTACTAATGTTCCATCACTTCTATCAACTGCTCCCCACAAACAACAACTCTCTGAGGCATACCCATAATCTATCCCTTTGACTCGTTCCCATACAGAAGGAATATAAAAAGGTTCAATAATATGAAGATCTGGATCAAACTCAACAAAAGCAGCACCTTCCGCTACATCCCAATTACCATCAAGAAGCTGTTTTCTCTGAACTGGCGGAAGTGCTTTAAGCATTTCTTCGTATCTACCGTCTAGAGCAAGATAAGGATTATCGTCTAATCTGGCTGGTATAAACTTCCTAGAAAGTCCGTCTTTACCAATAAAAGAAGTATTAGGATCTACAGGATTTACATACCTTTTTTTAACCCATTGCGCACCTACTCCACCTGGGTTTGCAGTACAACGAAGATAAGTTTCTATGCTTGAGTCTGTTGTTCGAAGCCTAGAAGCTAGATAATTCCAGCCGAACTCTGTAGGTAAATGAGTAATTTCATCAAATCCTATCCAAGAATATGCTTGTCCTTGATAACGATAAACATCTGCATCCCTCTCAAGGAAGCCAAACTCTATCTTAGCTCCACTAGGAAAGTTCCATAGCTTTTCGACTTCTCTGAATTTACATCCTGGAAAAGCTTGAGGATAAAGTTCACGAGATTTATCAATTAGTTCTCGTAACTCAGGCATAGATCTTCTTAAAATTAATGCTCTATGCGCTTTTTTATGCGCATAACGTAACGGATCAACTAACATCGCGTAAGATTTTCCGCCTCCTGCAGCTCCGCCATAAAGAACATCTCGTTCTGGTGCGGCTAAGAATTCTGTCTGTGGACCTTCATTAGGATGGAAGACTATGTTGTCTTGGTCTATCTGGTCTTGTACTGTAGGAGGAAGAGATTCTAGTTCTGAATCGATAACAACTTGATTATCTGTTTTCTTGTCAAGCTTTTTTAATACTTTTTTCTGTGTTTTTAAAGTTGTCTTTTGTGACTTTATTTCATTTCTTAATTTGGCAATTCTTTTTTCTTTTGTTTTAACAGATCGCCTAGCACTCATCTTTGCTTTAGTTTTTGAGTGATAACTATAATTACTTTTAGATCCTTTAGGCCTTCCTTTTTTCTTTTTAGGAGCTGAAGTTGCTGAGTTGTTCTTGTCTGTCTTGTCTTGTTCC